AGGACTGCGGGCCTTCCCGTTGCAAGGTGAGAAAATGTATTCTGCTGAAGTAAAAAACTTAGACTTAGAAAGACTTAAAAAGTCTGACTTTTTCCCAGCCCCGAAGGGCTATAAACTGTTAATCGCTATGCCGACCTTAGAGGAAAAAACTGAGGGCGGTATTTTAATTCCTGATAGTCTCCAACAGGCCGAGAGTACCGCGTCTGTGGTTGGCCTTGTCGTTATGATGGGCGAAGCCGCCTACAAAGATGAGGACAAGTTTCCGCATGGTGCGTATTGCAAAGAAGGTGAGTGGGTAATATTCCGCTCTTATTCTGGCACAAGATTTAAAATTGAAAGCCAAGAGTTTCGTTTGATAAATGACGATACTGTTGAAGCCGTTGTTGCAGACCCAAGGGGAGTTAAAAGAGCATGAGTGAAACAGCACAAGAAGATATTGTAGAAATTAACACAGAGCCACAGATTGTTTCTGCGTCAGAGGAAGACATGGAAATTGAGGTCTTAGATGACCGCCCTATGGAAGACCGCGTACCGCCTCGCGCTGAAGCGGAGCCTGCCCCTAGCGATGAGGGCGAGGACGATGAGGCGGCGGATTATTCTGAGCGTGTACAAAAGCGTATTAAAAAATTAAAATACGATTACCACGAAGAGCGTCGCGCAAAAGACGCGGCAGACCGAGAGCGAGAAGAAGCCGTAGGTTTTGCTCAGAAAGTATTTGAGGAAAACCAAAAACTTAGAAACACGTTGGCGCAAGGCGAGGGTGTTCTTTTGGAGCAAACTAAGGGCCGCGCAGAAGCTGAGGTAGCGCGAGCCAAAAAAGAATACAAAGATGCTTTTGAAAGCGGTGACCCGGACGCAATAACTGAGGCTCAAATGAGCCTTACAAATGCACAAGCGGCGGCAATACAGGCAAATCAGTATGAGCCTGTTTATCAAAATATTCCTGCGCCGACAGTGTCTCAGAAAAAAGTTGAACGCCCTATTAACAAACCTACCAATTTAGATGTAGAATGGGCAGAGAATAACCCTTGGTTTAATCGTGACAGCGTTATGACGGGTTTTGCACTTGGAGTGCATGAAGAACTCATCAAGTCTGGCACTAACCCATTGGAGAACCCGCAAGAGTATTATCGGCAGTTAGATGCTGAGTTACAAAAAAGGTTCCCTGACAAGTTTGGCGGCGGCAGTATAGAGCAAGCACCCCGCAGTCAAGCTGGCAACGTGGTGGCCCCCGCACAGCGGAGTGCAAATAAATCACGCAAGGTGCAACTAACCTCTACACAAGTCGCTCTCGCCAAGCGAATAGGGATTACCCCTGAACAATATGCGGCGCAACTTTTGAAATTGGAGCAATAGAATGGCTGACAGAGAACCACGCACAAATAAAACAAGAGAAAAGACACAGCGGAAAGCTACTTGGAAAAGACCTTCCGCACTACCCGACCCAGACCCACAGTCTGGTGTAGAGTATCGTTGGGTGCGAACAAGTACGCTTGGCGCATCAGACAACAAAAATGTCTCGTCTCGGTTTCGTGAAGGCTGGGAGCCTGTTCTTGCATCCGAGCATCCTGAAATGCATGTTATGCCCGATGTGGATAGCAAGTTTGAGGGGAATGTAGAGGTTGGTGGATTGTTACTTTGCAAGACAGCAACCGAAAATGTCGAAGCACGCAGGGATTTTATGAACGACCAAAATGCGAGGGCAATGGAGGCCGTTGACAATAATTACCTGAGAGAGTCAGACCCGCGTATGCCTGTGCTTCGTCCAGAAAAAACAACGCGCAGTACATAGTTTGGTTTGAGGGAGCCTTTGTTTTATTTTGGATTAGGAGAAAAAAGATGACAGCAACTGCTTCACCTTTCGGCTTGCGTCCAATCGGACGCCTAGACTCAGGTTCGCTTGAGGTTATGCGTCAGTATCCAATAGCTTCTGGCTACGGGACCGCTATTGCGGCGGGTGACGTTGTTCAACTCGTAGATGGTGGTACGGCTACAACGATTGAGAAACAGGCTGGCACTGGCGATGATTCGACAGAAATCGACATCGTTGGTATTTTTATGGGTGTGTCTTATACAGACCCAAACACAAACCAAAAAACATTCAGCACATTGTATCCTGCAAGCACATCAGCTTCAGATATTATGGCGTATGTTGTTGACGACCCGAATACCCTGTTTACTATTCAAGCAGATGGTGCGCCAACAAATGTGAATGACATTTATGGTAAAAACACGCTGTTGATTCAAACAGCCCCGAACACTTCCTTGAAGGTTTCACGGGTTGCTTTGGACATTAGTGAACTTAGCACAGACGCTCAAAACCCTATTCGAGTAATTGATTACTTGGGTGGACATGAGGGCGACGAGAAGGGGACATCTTTCCCTATTCTTGTTTGTAAGTTCAACTATCATCAGCATAGTTCAGCTACTGGCTCGGCATAGGGAGATTAACTTATGGCTATTGCAAGACCACAGTTACTTAAAGAACTTCTGCCGGGACTCAACGCTCTGTTTGGGCTTGAGTATGAGAAGTATGAAAACGAACATGCAGAGATTTATGAGACAGAATCATCAGAGCGTAGCTTTGAAGAAGAAGTCAAACTCTCTGGATTTGGAGCCGCTCCGGTAAAACCCGAAGGTTCTTCGATTTCATTCGATTCAGCGCAGGAGTCTTTCACCGCTCGTTACAACCACGAAACCGTGGCAATGGGCTTTTCAATCACGGAAGAGGCAGTAGAGGACAATCTGTATGACAGCTTGTCTGCACGCTACACCAAAGCATTGGCTCGCGCTATGGCATATACCAAGCAGACCAAAGCGGCGGCGTTGCTGAATACTGGCTTTGACACATTCCAATCTGGAGATGGTGTGACACTGTTTAACACAGCACACCCGACAGTGATGGGTGGTAACAATTCCAACCGCCCGTCAACAAACTCAGACCTTAACGAGACTTCTCTCGAACAGGCAGTAATTGATATTGCGGCCTTTAAGGATGAGCGTGGCCTTCTTATTGCGGCTCGTCCGCGTAAGCTGATTGTCCCGCCCGCGCTGATGTTTGTGGCAACTCGCCTACTTCAGTCGGAAATGCGTACAGGTACTGCTGATAATGACATCAATGCCTTGGTTAATAACGGGTCAATTCCAGAAGGATTCCGTGTCAATCATTACTTGACAGACACAGATGCTTTCTTCTTGACCACGGATATTCCAAATGGCTTGAAGCATTTTGAGCGTACCCCAATGACAACCCAAATGGACGGTGACTTCGACACTGGCAATGTTCGCTACAAAGCACGCGAGCGTTACAGCTTCGGCGTATCCGACCCGCTTGGTATGTACGCTTCGCCGGGAGCATAAAAAGTTACAAATAACTTTTAGGGGGGTGGCTGTTGCCGCCCCCTTTTTTATGAGGTATTGTATTTGTATCCCTGACAGTTACATGGTGTGACTGACACTAGCCACGACAGGAGATAGATATGGCTAATTCTACTTTTTCGGGTCCGGTTCGTTCTGAAGGCGGATTCAATGTTATTAACAAAAGCGCTACAACTGGCACGATTACAGAAACAGGTTTTTCTGTTAATTCTACTGGACAGCTTATTTCACTTGGCACTAGAAAAATCCAAACATTTGTTGGCACTCTTGCCGCTACAGACACAGCCTCTGCATACGCAGACGGTGACGTTCTTGTAGAGCTTGGCGCTTTGAACACAGACGCCCCAGACGGCATAGTGACACCCACAAAGTTTTTCATTCACAAAGCGGTGGTTGGCATTACAACAGCTTGTGGGCAAACCCTTGTTGGCAGTTTACAGCTTAGTGCAACTTCAGGCACTGCAACTAATGCCGCTGTGTCCTCTGGCACAGAAATTGTTGGTGCAGGTGTGACAGTCTTTGACCCGCAGGTTTCCGCCGCAGGTTCTGTGACTGAAATTGATATTAACTTCAATGACACAGCAGGCAACTTCCATGTGTTTGAGCCAAATGTTTCTGCACCCATCGCAAGCGTGAATCTTTACGCGGCGGCGACAACAACACTAAACGCAGATGCATCAGCAGGAAGATTTACTGTTGAACTAGAATACTCATTATTCTAGGGGGCTGTCATGTCGAGTGATGTATTTGCAGTAAACAAAACGGCAGACGCTACAGTGTTTGCTAGTCGTGCGCGAGTGCGTCAAATTCAAGTAAAAACTGAGGGTTCAGGTAGCCCGAAAGTTGTCCTCAAAGATGGGGGTGCGTCAGGGACTGCCCTGATTACCCTCGAATTTGGAACAAGTAGCACATTCTCAGTTAACATCCCAGACAACGGGATACTGTTTGAGACTGACGTTTATTTGGATTTGACAGCGTGTTCTAGCGTTACAGTGTTTCTCTCATAGGTGATGTAATGGGCAAGAAAGCGAAAGAGATGTTAGGTAGCATATCCCCCCTTTACGGGGCGGCTACAGGACGAGGTGCTTTTGGTAAGCTTACTAAAGATGGGCCGGGTCTGCTTGGCTTGATGGCGAAGATTGGTGACAAGAAGACTGACGAAGAAGCCAAGGCTAAAAAAGCACAGATGATGACCCCTAATATGAAAGCGGCTCAAGATGTCAAAAGGATGGCGGCAGGCGGCAGGGCAAGGAAGCGCCCTATTGACGGCGTAGCCACCAAAGGCAAGACCCGCGCTTTATACTAATGTCTAAAACAAAATATCCCGGTGTTACCAGAACGCCGAGCGGCGGGATTAAATACAGAGGCACAACCTTTGCTGGGTTTAATAAACCCAAGAGGTCAAATCGTGCTGGGAAAAAGGGCATGGTTCTTGCTAAGGATGGCGACAAGGTTAAGCTCATTCACTATGGCGATAGCTCTATGGGGCATAACTACTCTGCGACAGCAAGAAAAAACTTTAAGGCGCGGCACGGCAAGAACATAGCCAAGGGCAAAATGTCTGCGGCTTACTGGGCTAACAAAGAACTGTGGTCAAAGGGCGGTTCCACAAAGTCGCCACCTAAATCACAGAAGCACAAGAAGTACGGCAGGAAAAAAACATGAAGGCTGGCAGGAAAATTGGTTGCCCTAAAAAGCCCATCGCCATGAGCGGGGGTGGTAGCACGGGTAAAAAGAAATCCAAGTCTAAGGTAAATGAGGCGGGGAACTACACTAAACCCACCATGAGAAAACGAATTTTTAATCGTATCAAAGCTGGAGGCAAAGGGGGAAAGCCGGGCCAGTGGAGCGCTAGAAAGGCCCAAATGCTTGCTTCAGCCTACAAGAAAGCTGGCGGAGGCTATAGAGATTAGGTGATATATGGACCCCATATCAACAGGTTTGGCGGGTATTGCTTTAGTCCAAAAGTCTGTAGAGTTGATTAAAAGTAATATCAACACTGTAAATGACATAAGGGATATAGCGGGTGCGCTGGACGGACTTTTTGAGGGGGAAAAGCAGGTACAGAAAAAACGATTTAGTGATAAGTCTATTGTTGGTCAGTCCAAGGACGCGGCTCATTCCGTCATTGATGCCAAATTAGCCCAAGAGCAACTCGAAGAAATTTCCATAATGATTGATAATCGTTTTGGCTACGGAACGTGGAGGGCTATCATTGCTGAAAGAGCCAAAAGAATTGCCGAGGAAAAAGAGGCTATAAAGCAAGCCAAGATAGAGGCGGAAAGAAAAAGAAAAAAAAGAAACGAAGAAATAAAATTTGCCATGTTTGTTACTAGTATTATTGGCGCCGTGACTGGGCTTTTAGTCCTTGTTGTTCTAATCGTATTTTCATAGTATTATTTGATATGGCAGAAAAAAAGAAATCTCAAAAAAGTTTGGATAGTTGGACCAAGCAAAAGTGGCGCACAAAGTCTGGCAAACCTAGCACGCAGGGGCCAAATGCTACTGGTGAGAGGTATTTGCCGAGCGCGGCAATAGTTAATATGTCGTCGAAAGAATACGCGGCTACGTCTAGAAAGAAGCGTGAGGATACTAAAAAGGGTAGGCAATTTTCTAAACAACCAAGGAGAATTGCAAGCAAAGTCAGAAAGCATAGGAACGCATAATGGCAGTTGTGACACCAGACTTACCAGAAATTTTCGAAGAAGCCTTTGAGCGGGCGGGTACAGAACTGCGCTCTGGGTATGATTTAAAAACTGCCCGCCGTAGTTTTAACCTTTTAACCTTGGAGTGGCAAAATCGTGGACTTAATCTTTGGACCATTGCGAGCGGTACGCAAGCTATTACCGCAGGGACTGCAACGTATACTCTCCCGACAGACACTGTTGACCTTCTGGAACACCAACTTCGGACGGGGACCGGAACCAACCAAACCGACACCAACCTCGAAAGAATCAGTGTCTCAACCTACGCCCAGCAAAACCAAAAAAACACGCAAGGTAGGCCGAC